TCCTCTAGTTTCCCTGTTTTTATTATCTTTCTGTCTATATATAATCCTGCAGCCATGCCACGATTCTTTTCTGCGTTGGTCGCAGCGGAAAAAGCCCCCTTCTTCAAAGCCTCCTCTCTGATTTTACCAAGTTCTGCTACGTGTTTATCGTAAGTGACTTCGTATTTTTTTAATTTTTCTTCTCGTAATGCACCTATATATTGCACTACCAGTGGTGATAGCCGTGGATTCTGTAATTCTGATGCTTCAACTCTAGCTCTTTTCTCACTATAGCCAGCAGCGATAGCTGCGTCTGCGCCTGTAGTTCTGCCCTCGTTAAATACTATGTATTCAGCGAATCTTTTCTGCATTTCTGTTAATCTTTTTGGTAATCCCATGGTTGACAATTTAAGGTAACTATCCTATATTGTCAATATGAAAGATCATCCGGAAAATGGAGAAAGAGCCGTTGATGCTACTTATGAAGATGAGTCGGCTAAATCTAGACGTACTGTCACCATACCTCTTAAAGAGTATGATGAAATAAAACGTGAAGAGCATTTTATTAAAAGTCAAACTCTAATTGATATTATAGATAATATTGAAAGATTGGTTAGAGCATTAAGAAAACATATAATAAGAAAGTGAAGGGAGGAGTTTGTATTATGGCATCGATGAAGGAAGATAGAGGAGAATTAGACTTGACCAGAAGAATTGAAGAATTGGAAAAGTCATTATCTATTGCTCTTGATATTAATGATAAATTTCAAAGGGAAAATAAAAAATTAACAGACAGAGTAAGAGATGCTGAAGGGGAAACATCTATTGTAAAAGGAATTGGAATAAACTCACCTGAAATGAGAGCAAAAGATAAACTCATACAAGAGTTGCGTATGCGTATTCGAGATATGTTATTAATTAGTGAGCAGCATAGAAGCATATTGGGTGCTGAAATAACTGATAGAAAAAGACTAGAGAAAGAAGTTAAAGATTTAAAAGTACAAATGTCAGAATACTTGAGTGTGCGAGTGGATAGCTCCCGTAAGTCAGGAGCCTAGTGCTAGTTAAAGATTTGCAACAGTTCTTAGGAACATTTACAGATAAACTTAAAGGCAACGCCATTAGTCATGCTAGAATCTATGTTGAGAAGGATGGCTTTCTTGAGGACATTGTAAGAATGGAAGTGCAGGAGCATACAATAATTGGTCAGCCAGGTCTGAGGTTAGTTATGAAAACTCAGAAAGAAAAGAAATTACATATGGACGATAAATTAATTAAACCGTATTAGGAAGGAGTAAAAATGGAAATAACAGTAGAGCAAAGAAAACAATTGTTAACGTATTTGTCCACAAAACCGTATAATGAAGTGTTCACTTTGGTTGCTATGTTGGTATCTTTAAAGCCAAAAACTAATGGCAAAGATAAAGACAAAGTTACCTCTAAAAATTAGTGGGTGAAGAGCAGAAACTATACAAAAAACTTAAAGAATTTACACCACAAATTATCTGGAATAGGATTGAAAACCTTAGCCTTCCTGGCATGCCTGATCTATTGGGGTATAATAATTCTGGCACATTTTTCACAGTTGAACTGAAAGTAACGAAGGGTAGAAAAATTCGATTTTCACCACACCAAATTGCATGGCATGTGCAACATCCAAAGAATAGTTTTATCTTGGTCCGGGCCCTTGGTCCGTGTACCAAAGATCGTTTTCAAATGTTTCGTGGATCACGAATCATGGAGCTTGACGCTTGCGGCTTGGAGCTTGAAGCTTGCTGCTTGGGGCTTGAGGCTTGCCGCTTGGAGCTTGATTCGCTTGGTGCTTGAGGCTTGCAGCTTGAAGCTTGCGCTTCTCTGCTCTCATCTCTGCGTAATATTTCGGATGGTAATAGGTCATTTAGTTTGGAGCCCAGGTCCTATGATCGGATCGCGTGTGCACAACTTGTGAGCTTCTAGCTTTGCATTCATAGTGACCCAGACATTAATGTTTTCCGTATGATACATGCTTAATTTTTTTATTCCAGCAATTTCTACATGTCAGACACTTGCCACCCTGTGCAGGTGCTGGGCAGCTCTCGCTTCCATCAGTCACCACGCTCGACGTGTGAGTCCAGGCCGTGGATCGTGGCCCGTCGATCTTGCTGCTGGATAATCTGATCACCAGGTTGTCCGGGATTTTAGATCCAGGAAGCGGCAGGTAGCGTCTCTCCTGTGTTGGGAGCCAGTGTTGTGTGCCTGGTGTCTGGTTACATACTTCAAAAATTTTTTTAAGGTGGTCCGCGGACTGAAGGTCGCCGGCGTCATGCCATCGAAACCACTTCTGTCTTTTAATTTGTGCTACCATGGCCGTGACCCATGAGTCATGGACCAGGCTGCTCAGTCTCTTATACTGTGCTTTTTTAATTGCTGGATATCTAATATAATTTCCTTTGAGTGCATAGCATCCATGGCAAGGTGTGCCAGGGACCAGTCGCAGCTTGGCGCCTGTTTGGCATTCCCAGGCCGGCAGGCTATATGACAGGCCCGGCATCTTGGTTGTGCGGGTCATGGAGCCCGTAATTTTAATTGCTTCTTTTACTTTCATACTTTCTAATTTCATATTAATTCATGATTGTGTCTTTTTCGTGGCGCTTGGAGCTTGGAGCTTGGAGCTTGAGGCTTGCAACTTTATCTTCAGGCCGCCAACCATCCGGTGGCGCATTTTCTTTATTAATTTTTTTAACTAGTTGGCCAAGCGGCATTGCTGCCGCTCGGTCCTGCTTTTTAGTTTGATTTTTTGGCACTTCCACCTTGAATCACAACGTTGTCATCATCGAACCCTGCACCCTTCAACATGTCTCCAATTTTAGAGATCATTTTAACTTCGGCGTGTTTCTCATGTTTATCTTTATATTTGATATATTCCTTGTTTGTAATAACAGGCTCAAACTTGGTATGATACCCAACATAATTTTCATAACCGTTTTTAGTGTCAGCAGTTTTTAATTCGGATACATGCCATCTATTATCTTTGAATATATAAATATATTCTATAAAAGCATCTCCGCCTATATGTCTCATGAACATCCACTCATCGCGATAAGTTTTTGCTGGGTCTTCCTTCCTGTTCCAGTCGCGACCGTAGAAACTACACTCGTCAATGGTATCGCCTAAATAACTGGCGTCACCATAATTGAATAATAGTTCCGCTAACTCTCTTCTGTTATAATTGTCAACTAAGATCTTGCCAACTCCGTAAGGGTAGCCATCACTGTGAACATATATAACTTTTACTCTTTTATTGCCATCTTTGTCTTTTGGCAGTTCTATTGCTATATTACTTCTTGTGCTCATTTTTTCCTTTCTGTTTTTCTTATCCTATATTATCATTTAGTCATTGTCAAGCTTGCGGCTTGCAGCTTTTTTAATTTTTCATATTAACCCTTATGCATTTACTTAAGAATGCATAAGAGCAAAACCTAGCCCGATGTATAGGTGCACCGCATGGGGCCGATTTTTTCTCATTATTCCTGATCCCAGATCCATGCTCTTCACGGGCCGGTTGCATGTGCCTTAGCCCACTAATAACATAGATCTGGGATCAGTGGTCAACACCCAATATTTAAAGTGGGATCGCCACTCTGCATAGTTGACCTTAGGTCACTGATCCCAGATCCAATGGCGTGGGCTTTACGTCCTACTTTGCCACATTGGATCAGGGATCAGTTCTGGTTGTTGGTAAGGTTAGAAGTAAAATTACTTCACAACCAGAAGTTGTCCCGAGACCGTTATTATAAAGGCTCATATCTCAGGAGCCTATCTATCCAACATAATGCTTGACAAAGGAATTGTCAAGTGATAATTTTCAATTATGCAAAATAATATAGAAAGGCAAAAAATGAGTAGAATAAGACTAAACCAAGAGTATAGAAATAAAATCGCAAATCGTATGCGAGTACACTTGGAACAAGAGAACACACAAGAAAAACAAAAGTATGATGAACTCAAAGCAGATCAAATTGAGTTAAATGACAATGCATGGAATATTGCAGAAACTATTGTCAGAAAACATTATACTCCAAGTGATGTTGAAAAAGCATACTATCTTCAAAATAAATTTGAGAATGTTGAAACTATCGCAAAGGATAGTTGTTTTCATTTTCATTATTTAGGTATGAAAGAAGATAGAGATTATGACAACAATCCAATCATGAAACAAGATACTATTGAAGAACATTTTGACTTTAGGTTAAATGGTAGTATGGAAAATAATAGCGATAGTTATTCTGATGATAGTGCGTATGGCTATGCTTTGTATCGTGATGAACTAAAAGCACAAGATAATTGCAACCCAGATATTTTGATTGAGCAAGAGGGCAAAGATATGAACCCACATTTAACAAAATATACTGACGCAAATAATAAATATCTTGGCGATAAAGATAGTGGTTATGGCAAGATATGGAACGAGAAGTATCAATTAGATTTAATTGGTCGAGAGTATTGTCGAGATCGTTCTATTGCTTGTAATGAAGAACAATTCATTATGTTGAAAGGGTGGAAACAACAAAAGGGTGCTTTTGTTATTGCACATAGAAATTGGATTAAATCTGTATTAGACCAAATGAAAGAAATTAAAATTGGTCTTAAAGGTTATAAATATTTAGACGAGGCAATAGAACTTGCTACTGAACTTGGTTTAAATATTTCAGACGCAGAAATAATCAGAACTAACTCAACGGGACTTGTTATCTATAATCCTAAAAATCTAGCGGATAGGATTAAAGGAATGAAGAACAAAAATGTGAGTAGAGAGGATAAGATAAAAGCTAGATTATTATATGAGAATAATAATGCAGAAAGTGTAAATTAACACTTGACCTATGGGATAATCTGTAGTAGGATTATCCCATAACAGAAAGGCAGAAATGACAAAACAAATAAAATACTTTAGTTGGTTTATGAAATCACGAAATAAATTTGCTACTTGTAGAGGAGTTGATGAACATGAGTATTATGATGAATGGTCAGGCAAATTTAAAACTTTTGTTTCAAGACAATGGACAGACCTTAAAGGTTTTCCATGCTATAACTTTTGGGATATTGATAGTGAACACCCAAGAACAGCAGTTAATTATTCTGTGAGGAAAGCATGACATCAATAATGCAATTAATTTTATTTACGTTAGGTTTATTACTATTTGGCTTTGGATTATTTGTTGGAGTATATCCTGAGGGCGATCAAACAGTTGGACTATTACTTATGTGGGGTGGACTTGCTCAAACAATTTATAGTATAGGAGTTGGCGATGACAAATTATAATTGGTGTCATGGTCCGAGTTGCCATGAACAACAAACACAATCAAGGATTCGTGGCTCAGGTACAAATAAAGTTTTAAGAACTATTAAAATAAAAGTTAATAGTCATAATCAGTATGGCAATAATATCTTTAACTATTTTTGTAATACTAGATGTCTTTATGATTATTTAAGAGAACATGCTCAGGCTATCGCTAACATTGCGCCACGGTCCAAGGCTCTTGAAACACCGATCAAGGTTGAGAAAACAAAGTATGAGAGTTATAGATATGATTACAATGGTAATTATGAAGATAGACCACAACGCGTGCCATATCAAGCAACAAGAACTACAATCAAATCAGTTGACAATGACAATGGATAATGTAGGATAAGGATATGAAAACAAATACAGATAAACATTTTATTCCTATTCGAAAAGATCAGATAGAGGAGATTGAAAAGGAATTGAGAACAGAAGAAAGACGTAATAGATTTAATGGTGAGTCTGTTATGCTAACTAAACAAGAAGCGGCTATCCATGATAAGATATTTATTGATGAGATAGCGGCAACAATAGAGGACAAGACACTAGGCACAGGCGCGTCTAAACATTGGCAGAAAATGCGCAAGGGTTTGGATTGGTTCATTAAGAACAATGCCAAAGCTTACATGGTCTTATTAGATTAATCATCAACCTACAGCATGGGCGAGCAATCGCCCCTGCTTTCCCCCCTTCAATAGAGGTACCAGACCCAATCCCAAACTAGATTAGATTAAGACCCCCTTATATACCTTTATATAAAAGGGGTCCCACACGAATAGGTTGTAATGCTTAATAAAGGCTGTCATTGACAAAAATTTCATTTCCTCCTATAAAGTAGGGGAACATATGAAAGAAAATAATACTTATACAAGAGTTAAAATTTTAGAAGATGGGACTCCGGT